AGAAGTAGATGGAGTACCGATGGGGGAGCTCCCCGGGTTTTGGCATCCACGTGCCAAAAGTACAGTCCACTACGTTCCCTTTATTGGGCATGATTATGAGAAGGCTCTTGATTTATATTCTGGTGGGGAGAAGTGGGGATCAGGGATTATGAAAATGGAAGTTAAGGATGGTGTATACACATCACCATACCATTACTTTCTACGAGTAATGACCCCGAAGACCTATTCCACACCGGAGAAGATTTTTGATAGAGCGTGTGAACAGTTTGTAGCTACGGTTCGCCCTTTGTTTGTAACTTTGAGACCATTAGAATGGTCCATAGTTTTTAATGGGGACGGCAAAGATTGCCACCCCGTGGACTTGAGTAAGGCCGCGGGATATCCGGAAAAGGATAAAAAGAGAGATCTATTCCAGGAAGGATATCCCAGGGTTCTGAAAGAGGAACATATGAGTGAGCTATTAGCGTTTGAAGAGAAATTGCGATCAGAAGACGATTTTCAAGGATGGTATCCCACCATTGCTACAGTTAAGGACGAAGTCAAAAAGATGAAGAAGTACGCACGAATATTCTGTGCTGGTCCTAGTTACCAGTTTTTTATCATGAAAAAGTATCTATATCCTATATTCAAGATGCTTAAAAGTGATAGATCGTTATCGTGGTGTGCTATTGGTATCAATTGTTTCGATAAGACACAATGGGGGGAAGTTTACAATACCCTTAGGAAATTTGAAAATGTGGTCGATGGAGATTTTACTGCTGCTGATGTTAGTCATCAATTCTATACAATAAGAAGTTACTGGCTGATGATAGCCGGTATAGCTAGCGACTGCGGGTATACACCTGCGGATGTTAGACTTATTTTGAGGATGGGTATGTTAGTAATGCATTCAGTAGTTGGAATCTGTGGAAACTGGTTCGTTGCTGCTAAAAATAACCCCTCGGGGGTGTTTGGCACTGGTGAGACCAACGGATTTCTCTTCCACTTACTATTGAGAGCCTGCTTTATTATACTAGTCCAAGGTCATGTCTATCAGGACTGTGTAGCGGG